AAAAGGATTAAGATCGGGATTAGGACAACACATATAAAACAAATACATGTATATCTTAAGATACTCTTCAGGGTATTCATCCATTACATCTTTAAGTGCCTTCAATGTATAACAATGTTCAGTCGGAATAACTACTCCATTCTGTACATCAAATAATCTAGTAAAACTCATTTTTTCTTAATTTAAAAAGGTAAGTTTCCTTTTTGTGTTTTTTTTGATAAACCAAATAAGTTTCTTAGACCATCCCAAAATCCAGATGCAAAATATCCACTGCGAATTATATGAGAGTCTTTACATACTATATATCCATTATACTGAGTACTGTTCTTTTTAAAATAACAAAATACATTTCTTTTGTATTTGAATATCTTAACAGCTTTAATTTCTTCATAGTTAAACCAAATTGGATTATTCAAATAATTGGTTTCAATCTTATAAAATCTCATAGTTATTTCTTTTTTACTTTATGTTTATTGTCATGAAGGTAATGCATAATTGCCATTACTTCATCAATTAAATAAGGTATTACCATTGGGCTTACTTCTTTTACAATTGGTTCTCCCTGCGCATCTCTCTTTGTTATTGGATAACCATGGTCATCCTTAGCTTCTTCTTCAAACACAACATGATGTATAAACATCCTACCTGGTTTAAGTTTAGGGTTATGCTTCAGGATAATATACATATAAATGCTCAATTGTAAAGCATAGTGGTTAAAGTTACAGTCATCTAATGAGCTAACAGGTTCTGCCATTTTATCAGACATTCCCTCAAAGTTTACATAAGATTCTTTCTTTATCTCTTTGTTAGTTTTGTAGTCTATGATATTTACCTTACCATTAACAACTTCTACTAAGTCAGATTGCCCACAGATGCCGGCCGACTTAAGATATACCATATGCTCAGGATATACACCCTGATCTAGTTTCTGAGATGGTGCATATTTAATTCCTTGTTTCTCTGGAAGTGGAGCAAATACTGGGACTGTTATACCATCCCGTTCAATAGATGCAAATGAACATAAATCAGATTCTCTTTGGTTATGATAGTACGTACCTAATGTCACCGCACGGTCAGCTTCAGCATCCCAAATAGCCTGAATAGTTTTTGGATCAATACCATACCATTTAGATTTCTTGTTCTTAGTTACTTTTTCTGAAATCTTCTTTGCATCAAATGGTTTTTTAAAGTGTGAGATTAGTGTTGTAACACTCACCCAGTCTATACCTTCTGCATCAATGCTTTCATAGCTATGATCGGCAGCATTAAATACTATACTCATAATGTATCTAGTTTGTCCTCATCTTCTTCTGAAAGTAATGACTTCCATTTGTCTAAAGGACAGTCTGAAGATAATGATCTAAGTTTAAATTTTAAAGAACATCCACATTCATTACAACAAGGTCCTGTTCCCGGTACTATACATTTGTCACCTTTACTAGGACAACTGTTACAAAGCTCAGATCTTAAAGAAGCTATTTCTTCAACAAACTCATCACGCATGACAGAGTTTTTAATACCTTCCATAATCTTAGACTTCTCCTTCCAAATTTGTTTTAGTATATTCATCTTTGTCTAATTTGAATTTTTCTTTTCTTTGGTCTTCTAATAGAATCTTTTTCTCAAGTTCAATTAAAAGATCAAGTTTTTCCTGAACTCTTACTTTCTTTGAATAGGCACCAAAAGTAGAAGTGTCATGAGTGGTTAACTGCTTTCTTGATCTTTCAATTGATCTTTGTACCCAAATAGGTTTAGTCATAAAATGACCTAACCCCTCTACGTTTATTCTAGGGTATGTAAGGTTTGATAGGTGCTGTCTTACTTTCTTGTATAAGAACTCCGTTAAATCTTCAACCAAAGTTTCTTCTACATCTAGTTCTTCCGCAACCTCTTTGTAGAGTTTAGACGCTTTCTTCGGTATCATTTCCCAAGAATTTATAATCTAACAATACACTTCCTTTTGTTTGAATTTTAAGATTAGGGTTGATCATAATAACTTTTTTGTTATCAGTATCTTTAACTACTAATCCATTTTTCTCAGCTTTGTTAATACAATTCCTTACAGTCTGAGGAGATTTAAAAATCCCTTCTTCTTCTAAAGAAGCATCATAACAAAAACTAGTAAGCTCAATTGGCTCATTAATGCTGAGTAGGGTCAAACAATTAAGATCAGATTCACTCACTGTTATACGGTTAATATAACAATGAGTCAATATCTGAAATTTAATTACATCCCATTTGGGCATTCTAACTCTCTTTTGTACTTGACTGACAAGTGCCATAGTTAGCCTTTTTTCTTTGGAGTTGGTGCCGCCTCAGTTTCTTTTGAATCTTCTTGACCTTCCTGTCCTTGCATCTGAGCCATCATCATTGTAAACTGATACTGACAGTTAGCTCTCTTAAATCTTGCTTCTTCAATATCTGTCAAAAGCTTTTCATACTTTGCTTGAGATTCTAGATATGGAACAGACTCATCATAGAATTTTTTCATTTCTTCTTTTCTTGCCATCAATTCTTCATGAGACAATTCTTGTTCTGGTTGTTGGTTTTCCATCATTATATATTTTAAAGTTTACACAAATATATGACAAAAGTTTAAACTTGGGATATTTATAAACAAAAAATCCAGGCATAGTAAATACCTGGACTATCTTGCACACAGTAGTTTAATTATAACATAGACTTACAAGCTTCTGATTTCTTGCTTCTATGTTGCTTATTCCATGTATTTTGGTTTTTTCTTGTATTACGTGCTCTTCTTTTAGCACCTCTATCACCAATTAGTGCTTCAGCATTATTAACGCCTGTAAGCATTGAACCTGTGTTAGATTTGTTAGACTTCATAAAGTCCTCTGTGTTGATCACAGCTCCTGTAGCACATTTGTGCAGTCCTTGAAAATTTTTCATTGTTATCTGTTTTTAAGTGTGAAGTTTAATATGGTCAGCATATAAAACTCTCTAGAGATATCAACCTCTATTGAGAATACATCAACTTTACCAAGTCTTAGGCGTAAAGCAAACTTATCCCATTGTTTGTTCTTTACTTTCCAATTATTTCTAAGTATCATAGTCTTATTATTTATAAGGTACATAAGATGTTCCTTTACCTGACTTAACAGCTTTAAGGATTTGCTTGCGCTGTTTACCTGTAGACTCATAAGATACGTGTACCCAATCAGGATTACTATCTGTACCAAACTCCCAGATCATTTGATCAAAGTTTAGATTGTCTTTGATAAAATCAAAGATCTGTTTATTAGTAACTGTAGTACCATCCATATCAATATCAATAGCTTCACCAGTACAGTGTTGTGAGCTTAATGCACCACCAACAGCTGTGTTTAGTTCTTTGCTACGGTATCCTGATGAAAGGATAATAGGAACTCCAAAGTGCTCTCTAATAGGCTGAAATACTTTCTCAGCTAATAGTTTAAAGTTCTCAATGTGTTCAGGTGTAGGCATGTTGCTGATACCTTTTCTTTTAGCAGTTTCTGATCTCATCACTTCTGCTAATGCTAAATTTTTACTTAGTTGCATGTTGTTTATTTTTTAAAGTACAAGTCTGCTTCAGCTTCTCTGCGTCTAACAAGACCTTTTAATGTTTTACCCCCAGCTTTTACCCACTTGAGGAATTCTAATCTAATTGATTCATCTTCTGGATTTGCATTTACTTTCTTAAGCAATGTAGAAGCCTTAAGATTTGCAGGCCCTAGATTGTAAGCAAATGATACCAATGCATCAAATTGGTTCTGATTGATACTATCTACACAGTAGCTATCTACATACTTCTCAAAGCTTACTAGCATACTAGCTAGTAGTTCAGTTGCTTGTTCCTCAGTTATAGTAGCATCTGACATAGTCACTTTCTTACCATTAGGATAAAATGTAGCTCCGTATCCAATTGTAGGAATAGCTGCAGGACATTTGTAAGGAGCTCCTCTGAACCCTTCAAATGACTTGATCATATCAATTCCCGCTTTTCCCGTCTTTGTTATCTTCATCTTTGTTCTTTTTTTTAAGTGATAAAATTCTACCTGCTGTAGTAATCCCAAATGCTCCAAGTGTAAGGATCATAAAACCATCAAAGATAAATTCTTTTATGATAAGTTCCTTACTCATGATACCTGTGATTACATCAACTACTAGGATAAACACCATAGCAAAGAATGCTACTACACCTACAAAGGCTTGCTCATTTATTTGATTGTCATCTGAGATGAGTTCTCTAAAAAACTTTTTCATAGTGTATCTGATTTAGTCTTACCCCAAAAATTCTTCTGTTCTTTAATAACTACTGTATCATGAATAACAATAGTGTCATGAATGTAAATTCTCACCTTTTTAATAACCTCAATAGTTTCTGCAACTGGTGTTTGTGCCAGTTCACCCTCTGCAGTTAATACAGTTTTCTCAAGCTGTTTTACATCTGACTCTAGTATTCCATTCTCCTCAGTTAGTTTTTCATTATCAGCTTGAAGAGTTTGTGCTGTGTCAACAACATCAACATGCTCTGTACCACTCTTAAGTATTTGAGTAAGCATAAGAGCAATGATTATTGCTATAAGTCCAAGTATTACAAGCTTGTTTTTCATCGCTTAGAGATTATAATGTCTTGTAGTTTCTCAAGAGCTTTTGTATTATTGTTCAAAGCCTCTGTAGTTTTCTGAGCATCTGAAGCAATATAAGTAGTGAGTTCTTTTTGTAGCTCGTCAACTTTAGTTTTTAATTTGTCTTCAGAAGCAAGTTGTCTCTTTAGCATAAACCAAAGAACAGCTCCTAAACCTAGGACCACAACTCCTAGTGCCCCATATTGGGTTAATGTTTCAAATACTCCAAATGAAGGAGCTTCAGCAGATAGTACCATATTAGTGAAGTTTTAGCATTAGTTCTTTAACTGCTACAGAAAGATCACTTACATTTCTTGCAAGCATCTTGATCTCTAGTTGTGTTTGTTCTTGTATAGCTTGATACTTAAGTCTATTTTCTTGTTCTACAAGTTCTATCTTACCTTTAAGTTTTCCTAGGTCTTCTGTGTTTTTACGTACATCACCATGTACAATTTTTAAGAAGTATCCAATAATTAGTACAGCGGTGCCAATGATAAATGTTGTGATTTCAGCAGGAGTCATTTGATAAAAGATTTGAGTCGGATTAGTATAAAAAAAGCAAGTGCAATTATAGCACACAATATAATCATTTTCCAAGGCATAGCCTCTTGTCTAACAACAACTCTTTCTGTCCATTTGTTTTGTCTGTGTTTCTTTACCTCAGCCTTAAGAACTTTAGCTAAGCTATCATTCTGTAGCTTCATCATCTTCTCCATGTGTTTGAAGTATGACTCATTAAGCAATCTCTCCTGGCGCGTCATGCCCGCGGAAATAGTATTAGTCACCTGATAAGGGAAGCTATCTACTCTAATTTGTTTTGTTTCAAATGTATTATTTTCTACATTCCATACAGTATCTAATTTGTAGCTGTAGTGCCACACAGTATCTGGTTTGATTACAGCACCTTTTCTCTTAGCAGTGTCTATATGCTTCTGAGCTTTAGATAAGTGATGCTCAATAGAACATGATACTAGCACTAACGCTAGTATCATAACTAAAATATATTTGAGATTAGTTTTCATCAGTTGTATACTCTTATTAGTAAGTCTTGCTTAATGTGAATATTTCTGAATAAATAGAATTTCCTGCATTATTAGTATTCCACTCAGCAGTTATAACAAGTGTGTTAGATATAGTAGTATCAAAAGTTGTGTTGTTTACAATGCTGAAATTCACTCCTTCAAAGTTAAGTCCTGAATTTTTAGTATATGCAAACAATCCTCCTGATGCTATAGAAGCTACAGTAGCTGCACCTATTTG